TCCGTGTTATCCTCATGGATAACGCAGACGCAACGTGAACGGAATAGTTCCGTCGACGCGGCGTGTGCATTTAGCACATTCGGATCAAAAACTTATTAAAGAGGTAAGACTTATGTCACGTTATCGGGAATCAAATGAGGAAATTCCTCAAACTTATTCATATACTGTTAAGGTTACCCCTCCGGGTACCTCGACAACTATTGAACAAGATTTGCCCCCTAATAGGCGGGTAAGAGAGATGACCGATACGAAAACTCCTGACTATTTTGGAAGGGTTGCTCGCGGGGAAATTTTACCCGTTAATGGGATGCTCAAAAGAATTGAGTCCCACGAGTATAAACCTTCAAGTCAGTATTCAGTCTACAGGAAAAGTGGCATCGAAAGAACCACGAGTGGGGAGACCAATATGTTTGTTTACACTGGTTTTCCTCCACTACCCCCTGAAGATCAAGCGGCTTTAGAACGCGCTAGAACTGCTGCAATTACGAGCAGTTTCGGCAAAGTTGACTCAAGCAGTATGTTAATTCTCGCGACCTTGAAAGAACTTAAGGATACGCGTGAAATGCTTGTATCAACCGTACATAAGGTTGCACAGCTGGCTGATGCTTTAAATCATTACAACAGGACTATCAAACGTCTCTGGCGTAAAAAGCGTCACCTCGGTGAGTTTTATATGGCAGCAGAAGAGGCATGGATGTCGGTTCGTATGGGCTGGCGACCTTTCTACGGAGAGGTTACCGGTCTAATTGACGCATGTACAAAAGTGCGCAAATTTTATGATCGGCAAACATTCCGCGCGGTGCGGAGTAAATCCGCTTTCGCAGCTTCTACGGGTACCAAGTATGCAGCACCCTTCGGCTTAATTCCATATGCCAGTTCTACGACGGTTACAACCGTCTACAGAGCAGGCGTCTTATGTGAACGACGCTACAATGGGTTCCCTGACACATTTGGACTCACAAAAATCCCGCAGACATTGTGGGAGATAACACCCTGTTCATGGGCTGTTGATTACTTCTTTAATGTAGGCGATGTAATATCTGCCTACACCCCGGATACGCTATGGAAGCCTGTAGCCTCCTGGGTAACGGAACGGACTCGTAGCAAACAGCAGATAATAGGTGGCGCTAAATTTATTGACGCGCCTTTCTATTTAGCTGGTTCGCACGATGGTGGGGGACGAACCTCCACTATTGAGACCGTTTCGCGATCCGTGTCATCGAGAGATGACGTGGGACTAACTTTTGACCCAAAACTTAATTGGGCAAAATACATTGACCTGGCAGCGTTGACTAGACAGCGGATGAAAACTTTTTATTCAGCCGCAGTTAGGAACAGACGCCGCTACCGGATAAAACCCGGTCGATAAATGCATTTAAACAGGAGATAATTATCATGTTAAACGAAACCATGAATTTAGAAATCACTGAATCGGATGACACCACTTTAAAACAGTTGGTGTACAAAAAGAAAACACATGCCGACGACACAGCTCTTTACAGAAATGAGGCCGTAATACTGGCCCCTGAGCTGCCGCCGGATCAGTTTTCTCTCCGTATTATCGAGGCAAAAGCCGCTTCCAATTTTTATGGTACGCGGAAAAACTTTGTGACTCTGCGACAAGATGTGCTGAAGCCTACGCCTACCGGCGATCGGCTCCTGCCTCTTATCACTAAAATTGAAACCTCTTCACCCATTGGATTCACGGCTGATGAGATGCGCCAGCAATTAAAACTGGTCAATGCATTCCTCATTCATGATATCTATGCAAGTTTCTACAAATATCAGGAAATTTAGATTTGCCTGATTTAATAGAGACTGTTGCGTTAGGGGTGGTGACAATTTTAACTATCCTCAAGCTCTTGGTTAGTCAACACAAGCGCTATGCGGGAAAGGACAATTATGGGAAAACCCAAAAGAGTCGTATCACAAAGAAAGGCAAAGAGGGCGCCACGGAGGATGCCAAAACACAACAAGTATGTTTGGCAAACTTTAAATGCACTCGCAAGAGATGCAGAGATGGACGCCGTGTTTGCAAACAGCCAGGAACTTCAGGCTGTTGTAAAAGACCTCAAACAAATCGTACGCAATAAAGACATACTTGCATACGACCGATTCTGTGATAAAAACTCACTTGTAGAAATTAACAAGGATGTAAATATCATGGGATTAAACTATGAAGATGAGTCATCGATACGAATAGTACGATGGAGGCGATTATTCACTTGCTTTCAGAAGTATGATTTCTTTGGCTCTCCATTCGACAAAAGGGCAGCTGCTTACGATACATTTAAAAAGTATGAAAAGCAGTGCAAGGCTACGAATCAATTAGAAATTTTTGATTTCGAAACCCGACCTGATGGAAAATGGCAGGATATTGATGAAATTTTCACAATACCTGTGTTCGAGTATGCGCGTGATTTTATTCACCGCCTGCTTGGTCTTCATATTAATTATGATGAGTTTCTTCGTGCGACTCGTCATGGACCTGGTGCAACCTCTACTAAGAGGGGTGATTCAGCAATACCAATTGCTAAATTCTTCCCACCTTTTGACGTTACACCCGGAGCTAAGGATTTGTTTATCAGTGCTTTAATGACTGATGAGCGATGGCGACGGTGTTTGCATGACTTTGCCTGTAAAAAACGGCAGGTCATCAACCTCGAGCCACCAGCTGAGATAGAAGAACTTTATTTCTACCTTGATGTGGAGTCACTTGTTACAAAGTGTGATTCCTCTCGGATCCTTTTCGTACCCAAGACAAGCAAAACTGAACGTACGATTGCTGCAGAACCAACTGCTAACATATATCTTCAGCTATCCGTTGATACTTTTATACGGAAGCGTCTCAAGAAATTTGGGATTGATATAGATACGCAGGAGAAAAATCAAGACCTGGCGTACCATGGATCAATAAATGGTTCCCTTGTTACAATTGATTTATCTGGAGCATCCGATACTATTGCCCTCTCCTGGCTAAAACTTTTTCCAGAAGATTGGGCTCAGTTGTTGATCGCACTACGTACCCCGAAAGGTACTATTCACCACACTGGTGAAGAAATTGTGTTTAACAAGCTGTCTGCTATGGGTAATGGTTTCACTTTCGCTGTGGAAACACTTATATTTGCCTCCCTTTTGTTTGGGTTGGTAAAATACCGCGGCGAGAAATGGAATGATGTAATTGATTCCATATCAATTTACGGGGATGATATAATATGCCCCGTGCGGTTCTACTCTGATTACGCGTTCTTGCTAAAGCGTGCGGGTTTTTCTATAAACGCACAAAAATCCTTTAGCACTGGATCGGTCAGAGAATCGTGTGGTTCAGATTTTGTTGCAGGCCATTTGATAACTCGGCCAGCATTCAAAAATCTGCCTCGCAGAGACTGGGAGCTTATACGCGATCACAATCGTTTTTATAGGCTTAAAGGACTTTGGGATTTTGATCTTACAAATACCTGTAATTATATTAGGCATTTTGTTGATCAGAAACACCAAGTCTTTGGACCGGTTGACGATGATCGTCTAATCAGCTGGTTCTTCTCTACCACTCCATTGACACCTAATGGCAAAGTATTACCAAGAAATGTCGTTACGGAAAATATGGACTGGCAAGTACCCGTCTACGTGATTAAATCTTACGATCTGCAATACAAACCAATGAAAAAATCGGCCCGTTTGCAGAATCTTAAGTTTTTTGAACCTATGATGTTTTTGAGGTCTGGGAGCAGTAATGTTCCGGATTCTCTTTCATTCCAGAGACTATCTACTATTCCACTTCAACCTACTTCTATTTATTATTCGAAGAAGCTGAAGATCCCGCGCACGTCCAAGACTTATTTGCCGTACTACTTGTGGCAACATGAGTAGACAAGCTTTGCATTTACAAAGTCGCGCCTAACTTAAACCATGGATAGTCGCAGGGTCACACCCTGTCACATCTGTGCTTG